GATTTGATGACCATGCAGACGCAGGCCCAGGTGGAGACGGCCAAGGCGATTCAACTGCTTGCCGTGCGCATCGAAAACATAGAAAGGAAGCTGGAAAAGTGAATGAAGAACAATTCTTTCTGTCGTTAATGGCCATTTTATCAGCAACAGTTTTGGGATTTACCCTCATGTGTATAGGGGAACCTGGATATGGTATCGGGGTATGGCTCACTGCACTGGCCATTCTCTTGTACTTTTCTCGGTGCGGACGATAACACCAACTGTAAAGTTTTTCTTACAAGTTCTCTTTATCTAATAGCCAATAGTTTACAATATGAATCCTACAGAAAGAAAGATGGCCGCAGCTATCCTCCGGTTTGAAGACAGCCGCGTTACCGGGCCGGATTCCCTGCGCGTTTCCCGCCTTCCCGCCGCCGACAAGGGCGGCAAGTGGGAGATTTGCGGCATTTGCGACGGTATTGAACCGACCGTGTTTAACAGATTGAAGGCCCTGCTGGATGCCGGAAGACGTGAAGAGGCCTGGGAAGGTTGTCTCCAGTACGTCCTGGATAATACCGCCGCCGTGCGTTCCTGGCTGGGTTCCGACGTTTTTCCTGGCGTTGAATTCATCCTGCGGGATCATTTTTTTAATTCCGGGAGCAGGAATACCGGGAAGATTTTGCAGCGCGCGCTGAATATTCACGGCGCCGGGCTTGTGGTGGATGGGATTCCGGGAAAACAAACCCGTCAGATGCTGCAAACCGTTCTCGCCCGGACTGGAGAGTCCGGGTTTCTTTCCACTCTCAACGAACGGCGCAAGTCATTTTACCATTCTTGCAAACAATTTCCCGTGTTCGGCACAGGCTGGCTGAACCGCTGCGACGATGCGTTCAGCGTGGCGCAGGAGCTTGTTTAGTTGTTTTCCATTAGTTGTTATGAGTTCAAATCCATTAAAAGCTGTCGGAGGGGCCCTGGCAAATATCGCCACGTTCGGGGGATATGGAGCCAATAAGGCGGCCAAGAAGCAGGCAAGCGCCGCCAACGCTATGGCCGATGCCATGGCGAATGCCCCGGAGCAGAAGGTTATTACTACGGAAACCAAGGATGTTTCCCAAGCGGAGGATGCGGTGAATTCGTCTGCCCGCCGCCGCTTGAAGCTTAGTAATACGACGAACCGGAGCAATCCTCTTTCTTCCCTGGCTGGCCTGAGGAAGACGCTGGGTTGATTTTTACACAGGAGATTCATGGAAAATGTTAAAGATTTATTGAGGACGGCAGACGCCCTGTTCACGGAGATGAATAAGAATTCCGGGGATTGGGATGAGTTGCGCCGGCGCATCATGCCGAGGATGGAGGGGAAGGCCCGCCAGCAGGAACAGGCTAATGAGATGACGGCTGCGTCCAGTTTTTCTCCGGTGGCGCATAAGTCTCTTTTGAATTTGGCGTCCGCTCATCTTCTTTTTATTACACCCATGGATCAGAAGTGGTTTTCCCTGCGGCCGCAGGAGGAAAGGGATGATTACACCGATGAGGATGACTGGTACAGCAAAGCGACGGAGGCCGTCTACCGTGCGCTGGCGGATTCCAATTTCTACGCGGCGGCCCACGAGGTTTACCTGGACCGTTGCCTGACGGGTACAGGCTGCATGTTTGCAGATGTTTCCCGTGACGGGTCCCTGGTGTTCAAACACGTTCCTACCGGAACTTATGCGATTGCCGAGGGAGCCCACGGGGAGGTGAATACGCTGGTGCGGACGTTGAAGTTTACTGCCCAGCAGGCCGTGGAGATGTTTAAGCTGGGTAATCTGCCTGTCAAGATTCAGGAGGCGTATAAGAATGCGGAGAGGCGGTACACCGAGATGTTCGAGTTTGTTCACCTTGTACTGCCCAACAGCCGGGCGCAGTTCGGTTCCGACATGGTAAGGCCTGGCCGCCGCAAGTGGTTGGACGTGTATATTGCCAGGGAGGCGGAGAAGATTGTTTTCCATGGAGGCTTTTACGAGTTTCCTTTTCTGGTGACGCGCTTTTTGAAGGGCGGCGTTTCTTCTTACGGAGAGGCTCCGGGGAAGGCTGTGCTGCCGGAGATCAAGGCTACCCTGCTGATGGATCGAGTGATGGATGTGGCCGGCAGCCGGGCGGCCATTCCCAGCGTTATCGTGTCGGCTAAGATGGCAAAGGAGGTTGATTTGCGGGCCGGAGGCAAGACGGTTGTTCCGGATGAGCTTATTGGTTCACAGTTACCGAGGGAATGGGCGAACGTGGGGGATGTGAGGTTTATGCTGGAGCGGCAAGATAAGAAGGAGAAGTTGATCAGGGAGGCGTTTTTCAATGATATTCTCCAGGTGGTTTCAAGCGTGGACCGCGAGATGACGGCTACGGAGGTGAATGCCCGCGAGTCGGAACGCATTATTTGCTTTTTTTCTTCTTTCATTCAGTTTTCGCAGGATTTTCAGACGATGATGAATCGCATTGTCTGCCTGATGTTCCGCAATACGCAGGGGGCCGTGCTTCCGGGCGACGCGCCTGATGAGTTTTTTGTCCGTTCCGCCGATGGGGAGAAGTTTGAGTTGCGGACTCCCCGCACCCGTTATCTGGGCAAGATTGCCCAGGCATTTGACCGTTTGCAGAGGTACGGCCTTGAGGGGGTGTTGAATGGGTTGGCGAAGTATATCCAGGTTTCGGGCGATACCCGCATTGCCAAGCGCATGAAGGCATGGGAGGTATTGCGGTTTATGTGGGACAGTTCCGGCGCCCCGTCCAAGTGCATTGTGTCCGCGTCCGAGAATAGCAAGATGGTTGAGGAGGAGAGGGCGCAGGAGAATCAGATGCGTCAGGCCGCCCTTGCGGAACAATTGGCCAGGGCCGGCAGGGATAGCGCCGCGGCGTCCGCACAGTTTAATACGGATTCATGAGGAATATGTTTGAAGATAAGCCGACACCGGAACAGGTTGAGTTTCTCAAGAGGCTCAACCGGAGACGAGCCGCGCTGAAGGAGGCTTTTACTCCGGAGGTGCTGGATATTTTAGAGAAGGAGTTCCAGACGAATTTGCCCTGCTTTCAAGGGAAGGCTGGTTCCTACGACCCCCTTGACGCGATGCGCCGAGACGCCCAGCGGGAAATGCTCCTGTGGGTGAAATACGAGATCGAACAATATAACCCTGATTTATGATATACAATAGATTATTCCACAATAGGTTCCTGAGGGAAGAGGCCATTCCCGGCAGCGAAGGTGAAGGCCCCGGCGGCGGAGCGCCTCCCCCGGCAAGTCCCGTGGACAGCCCGCCTCCCGCGGATCCTCCAGTTCCGTCCAATCCCTACGATTTTTCAGGGGGTGCGGAACAGTCCGATCCGGATCCCGGCAGTCCTCCCCCGCTTTCTCCGCAGGAGGAGACCGAGTATGAGATTGATTTTGGGGAGGGGTTTGTGGAGAATGATGCCCTGCGAGATATGTTGAAGGGTCATGCCAGGGCGGCAGGGCTGCCGGCCGATGCCGCCGGGAAGTTTCTTTCCGAGGTGGCCGCCAGCATCCGCGCGGACGAGGAGGAGGCTTTTAAGGAGGCTGACGAGGCGTTGAAGGACGAATGGGGAGCGGAGTATGAGACGAATGTTTCTGCCGCCAAGGCGTTTGCCCGGAAGCTTTCCGTGGAGTCCGGAGTTTCTATGGAGAAGATGGCTGTGTTTGCGAGTCCGGACGGGTTCCGCGTTCTGCACGCCATTTCCCGGCTGACAGGCGAGGGAGGCTTGAAGGGCGGCGGCCAGATTCCGGCGAAGACGGATCCTGCCGACGAGGCTCAAGCTATTTTGTCCGACCCCAATCACCGTTATTATAAGGCGATCGCCGATCCTTCGCATCCACAGTGGCGGGAGGCTACCGATTATTATAATAAGCTGGTGGGGATTTCCGGTTAGTTTTTTTTGCGTTGACTATTGGTTCGGAGGGGTGTCCTGCTGTGCGGGGCGCCCTTTCTTTTTTTTATTTGTTCAAGTTACGGTTGTATTCATCAGGCCTGGGGATGTGGCATGATGCCTCAAATGGATAAGGTGACCGTTTTTAACCAGGCTTTGGCCCAGTTTGGGGACCGGGAGTATGTGAAGGGTTCCCCAGCCGGTCGCACCGTTGATTTGTGGTGGCCTACCGTGTTGCGGGAAGCGCTGTTGTTCGGGGCATGGACCTGGGCAACCAAACGTGTTGAGATGGATCGCTCCGTTATGAGGCATCCGATTCCGGATGATTGCCTGCGCGTGCTGTATGTGGGGGCGGATTTGTTCCGCATTGAGGGGCGTGATTTGGTGGTTGAACGTTACGGAAAGCGCGCCGCCGGGACCGATAAGCTGGTGGTGGATTATCTTTCCGACGAGGTGGCCCGTTCCGAAGTGCTGCCGGATCACAGTCCGTTTTTTATCAAGGGCGTTGTGTTTCTTCTGGCGGGCAGGTGCGCTTTGAAGCTGGCTTCTTCTCCCCAGCTTGCGGCCGCTTTGGAGGCACAGGGGGAGGCGTTTTTAAGCAAGGCCCTTTATTGGGACACCTGCCAGCATTCTTCCAATGACCAGGATCCTTTAACAGAGATTTTAAGCAGTTCCATTTTCTGATGTTATGAGTTCCGATTTCGGGGGTTCCCAGCAGTATAAGTATCAGGGGCAGGCGGCTTTGAGCAACGGGCGCGCCACGCAGGCGGCTTATGAGAAGAAGGCCCGCGCCCTGGAGGCGGAGGCGGTTTCCGATTCCCACCTGGCCGCCCGCAATATGAAGCGGATGCGCCAGAATCAGAATGCCGCCATGGGGTCTGCACGGGCACAGCGCGGCGGATCCGGTTTTACTTCCGAGGGTTCCGGCAGCCAGGCGGAGGTGGCGGTGGCGGATGTGTGGGAGAGCGCCATTGGGGACGCGGCCCTTTCCAACGCTGTTTCCGATGCCAATAAGCGGTTTGCCGCGGAGTCCGCCCGATACCAGGGGGATCTGTCCATGATGGCGGCACGCAGCGAGGCGGACCAGTATAAGATGCTTTCACAGAATGCCCTTGGTTCTGCCATGGTCCAGACGGCCCTGACGGTGGCGGGGGGTGTCATGGGGGCGGCAGGAATGTCCGGTGGCGGGTTGCTGGGGGGTGTTACCGAGAGCGGGCAGACGTGGGGTTCCGCCGCCGGAGGAACCCAGGGGGCTTTTTCCGGGATGATGAATGCTTATTCCCTTTCCGGTTCCCTGGGGGGGATGGTGCCGGGGAGCATGCAGTCTTCCAACAGGTTGAGGGATTCCCTGCTGGCTAATTTCATGGGTTTTGGAAAGAGATGAGCGTTTCTCCCATGCAGCAGGCTTTTTTTCTGATGGAAGCCCAGCGCCCAGGCTGGTTCCGGGAGACCGTTTCCCTGGCGGACGCGGGAGGAGGGATCGTGTGGTGCTGCCCTTCGTTGTTTTTTGCGGGGGTGCCGGATCCGGAGTCTCCCAGGACATTGATTATTCTTTTTGCCCACGGCCGCATGGAGGCCGTCAGGGAGCTGGCTTGTCTGGTGCAGGGGCGTTTTGACCGGGCAAGGTGGCAGCGCTGCATCCGCGGGCGCGAGGACTGGAAGGAGATTTCCATCACCAGGTTTTTAAGTTTTAACCGTTTCAAGATGAAAGAAGATGAGTGATTTACAGCAACCCATGTACGGAGGAGCCCGGATGAATGCGGCTTCCTCCACCCCTGCCCCGGTCCAGATGCCGGATGTTTCTTCCAAGCCCGTTCAGAGGGCGATGCAGAATGCCCAGGAGTTTGTGTCTGATGTTGCCCACCAGTACCAGCGCATGAAGGATTTCGGCGAGCAGACGCGGCTGGAAGGCCGGATGAATGATTTGGCCAGCGAGTTTGAGCAGGAGATGACCCGGAGATTGGGGTTTGCCCGCGGTCATGAGCTGTCTTTTTACGATCGTGACGGGAGGCTGAAAGAGAGCGCCCTGAATACGTTTGTACGGAATTACGAAGGGAAGTTCCGCGGATTGAAGGGGAGTTTTGTTTCCCAGGAGGAGGCCGCCAGGTTCGGAGCCAGACAGCAGGATGTGATGCGCCGACTCCAGGGGAGGGCTTCCGAGCTGGTTCTTAAGGGGCAGATTCAGGAGTCCAGGCAGGCTTTTGAAGAGGGGTTGAAGGGGGATTTGCTGCGGAGGGATTACCAGGGAGCTACCCGTAGGCGCATTCAGGCTTACGAGGCCGGCATTATTTCTGAGAATGGAATGAACAACGGTATTCTGGAAGATACACGGAACGGCCTTTTGGACGAATACGAGCAAGATATGCTGATTAACCCCAGTGTTGCTTTTACGAAGCTTGGGGACGGCTATTTTGATGCTCTGGGCGCAGGAGATGTTTTAAAGCTGAAGGAGAAGACCAGAAGGTTTTTACGTTCCGCGAACCGCTCCGAAGGTGAAGATGGAGCGCCCGGTTACAGAAAGGGTTCTCTTTGGCCGAAAGCTTCCCTCCGTTACGGAGCCACGGAGCAGGAGTACGACTGGGTGGAGCATTATAACCGGACCGGCAGTTACGGGAAATACGCCCCTTCCATTAAGTTTGCCTTCCGGGAGGATTTACGGAATCTGCCCCCCGCCAATTCCGGCGAAGAAAGAACAAGGTACGTCAATGACATGTTGAAGAAGTGGGGGCAGTATGGACAGGTTCTTGGAGATGAAAGGAAGTTGCGCCTGTTTGTGGAAGACCGGATTGACGCCATGGGGAGCCCCAATACGAACCGGAATAATATAGAGGCCGTTTTGAAGGCCATGCCGGATCATGTATATATCCCTTATTTTTCTTACCAGGTAGCTAATGCTTACAAGAGTGGTGACCAGGAGCAGATTAAGAAGGAAGAGAATACGCGGGATGAGGTGGAGGCAGATATTTTGTATAAGACGGAACTTTCCATGACAGAGTGGAGACAGGCTCATCCTAATGCCACACTTGCCCAAGATCTTGCGCAGATCCATCAATTTACCGCTTTTCATGCCGGGAACAGGTTTGCCTATCGGCCTATTACCGAAGAAGACAAAAAAAGATCTGACGAGAGCCGCATGAAGAAGGCGCTGGAGTCCATGCCTTTGTATTCTTTTGAGCAACAGGAAGAGTTGAACGTGTCTCCAGAAGAGAGGGAGGCCCAGCAAAAGAAGGCGGCACAATATATTAAGGGCCAAAGACCTTATTTGCCTTCCCCTCTTGAGAACCACCCTGTTTCTTTTGTCCGGCATGGTACGTCCGGAGCGTATGTTTCCAAGCAGGCTTATGAGGCTATCAAGGCTAAGTTTGGGAATAGGCCTTTTGCCCGCATTTCTCTGGGACGCAACGGAGCTTTTCTAAAGGTTCCCGTGGTCGGGGTTTATGAGGGGACCCCGCGGGGCGTTGAGGTTTCAGGACCGCTTTATGAACGCATGGCGTTAAGGTTTCCCGGTGAACAGGCCAGCGGGAATGTCAGCATTTACGACGGGAAGGATGAACCGGAAGCGCCGGAAGATGGATACGGACCAGGCCTGCTGCCTCCTTTGCCGGGTGGGGACGATACTTACACGCAGGTGAACGATATTGGCGATTCCACTCTTTTACCTCTTAATCAATAGTTTTAGCACAATAATATATGTTTGCACAGGATGTTTTTGAAAGGTTGGGGCTGTCCCAAGATACGGATTTATTGAACGATCTCCAGAAAGAGGCGTTGTTAGAGCCAACGGAAGCGGCGCAGAGTCCCTATATGGATGACCCGGCATATGCCGGTTTTGAGACTTTGCGCGGTTTGTTTGGTTCCAACCATGGAGATAATCCCTCCATGTATTGGCTGGCACAGGGAGAAGAGATGCCTGAATTTGCCACCGTGGCGGACGCACAGGCTGCCGTCTGGAAGGATTTTCAGAAAAAAGCCCGTGCTTATCAGGCAGAGCAGGAGCGACAGCAACAGGCACGGGAGGCATTGGCTGCTACGATTGATCCCTTCATTGACCGGTACGTGCGCGGGGACGCTGTGGTTCCCTCCCCTGAACAAGTAATGATGATGCAGGAGGCGGGCATTTCCTGGGAGAGTGTCAGACGAGCCCGAAGAGGGATGCAACTTGTCCGGGAATATGACGCGCAGGGCACCCTGTACGACGACAGGATCATCAATAATCTGGCGGAACAGGTGGGAGATGATGAGTTGGCACGGCGCATTGTGCTGAATATGTTTTATAATGACGCCAGGAAGTACGCCAAGGATAAGCACGGTGACGAGTGGACCGGGATTGACTGGATAGATAAGGCAGCCCAGGGGGTAACGGGGATGGTACGCACCGGGGGGGTGAAGGGATGGCGGACAGGTCAGAAGGCCTGGCGGAATTTACAGGTAACGGGAGAGGTGGATGCCGTTACGAATGCAGCTAAGCGTCTGCCGGAGTTGATTGCTTCCGGAATGGATGTGGATGAAGCACGCGCTCAGATTGAGAAGGATGCCACTTTTCTTGAGATACGACGCCGCTGGGCTGCCGATCTGGTTCAAACCATGGAAGCCGGGGAGAAGGAATATTTGGAAGGTGAGGACCGCCATTTGGTTGGCCGCATTGGTTCGCAGCTTGGTTCCATTATCGGAGATACGGCTCCCTGGTTCATTCCTGCCATTGGTCCTGCTATCGGAGCTTCCTCCGCCATGCAATCCCGCAGGGATGAGGGGGTGAGCATTGGGTTAACTATGGAGGAAACAGAGAAGAGGGCCATGATGTTCGGCCAGGCAGATGCTCTGGAAGAGATGATTGCTTTTTCCCCCATCGGGCGGTTGACGCCCGGATATAAGTGGTTGAAGAAGGCGCTTGGCGGTGGGAAGGCCGCCGGGAAGCTGGCCCCGTGGCGGGCTCGATGGATGGCGAGTCCGAAGGCCCAGTACGCTATTCAAGGGCTTTCCGGCGCTGCGGAAGAGGCCATTCTTGAGCCTACAGCCGGGTATTTGATGCGTACTGTACAGAGCATGAATCTGACGGACGAACGCGGAAAACAGACTTTCCGTCAGTATTTGGACGATATGGGGCAGATGATGCACGGAGAACAGGGGCTTGCCCTGCTGGCTTTTACGTTTGGGATGTCCGGATTGAATTATCCTCAAATCAAAAAGGCGGCCCAGGAGTTTGGTCTTTCTCTGCAACATTACAAGGAACTGGGAGGCACGGCCCAGGGGTATCTGGAGGCCAGGGAGGAAAAGACCGCCGAAGGTTTTTTGAATAAGGCCCTTGCCAATTTGCATGATTCCTGGATGGAGGATCCGCAGGCTTCCCTGGAGCGGGCGAGCGCGGCTGCCGGAGAACGCCTTTCCGGGGAACGCATTGAGTCTTTGCGAGAGCTGGACGCGTGGCGGGCTGCCGAGGATGCCGGCATGGTGCCGCGGGTGGAGCCGGCGGAACAGGAGGGGATGTTCCGGGTGTATGCTCCGGCGCGCAGCACGAAAGCGCCGCGGGAGGATGCTTCCGTCTCCAGAGAGAGGCAGGAAGAGGGCGCCCCTTCTTACACGCTGATGGACGGCGAGCAGACGACGGCTTATTTACAGGCGTTTGTGAGCGAGCAGGTGGAGAGTGACATCCTCTACACGCAGCATTTGCTGGCCGGGGACGTGACGGTGAGCCAGGCCCTGGCCCAGGGGCGTTTTGACGCGGCGGAGGTGATTACGCACACAGTGACGGATGAACAGACAGGGGCCGAACGGGTGGTGATTGCCCCGGAGACGCTGGGGCAGATGAAGGCCCGCGCGGATATGGCGATGGCCGCTATCCGCGCCCTGGAGGCGGAGGGTGTGAGTTATGAGGATGCCGCCGCCCGCATGGATGCTTCATTGAGCGAGCATCTTCCGCTGGGAACCCTTGTGAAGACATGGGAGGAAGCCCAGGAACGCATCAGGACGGAACAGGCCCGCAACCCGGAGTTCAAGGTTCCGGCCATGGATGCCCCGTTTTCCAACGCTTATGTGACGAAGGTCCGCCGGGGAGATACGTTCCGCCGGGTGTTGAGGTATGCCCGCGGGAATGCGACGGTGGAGGATTTGATGGAGGAAACGATGGAACAGGCTGTCATCTCCTGGCAGGCGGAGCAGGGTTTGACCTGGGGCGAGTTCGGCGCGATGCTCCAGGAGGCGCAGAGGGTGATGAATGATTTGTTCCCGGAGGCGCGGGGGGAGGAGATGCAGTTTATTCACCTGGACGCCGGGAAGCCGGTGACGGATCATGACGCGATTGAGGCGTTTTCCAAGATCGGGCGTTCCCGCTGGCTGGCGGACGCGGTGAATCATCCTTCCCTTCCCTCCTGGCTACGGAAGCTGCTGAATCACCTGGTGAAGTTCCTGGGGGCTTTCAAGGCGCGCGTGGAGCTGGGCGAGATGGTGCGCCAGGCGGAGGAACAGGGAGTGTTTACCCTGCCGGTTAGGCAGGCGCTGGCGGTGATGCTGGACGCGGGGAATGCCCTGTACCGGGACCAGCAGGGGGATTTGATTGCCCTGACTATGGAACGGGCCAAGGCGCAGGCGGACCTGGATGCCGCTCTGGGACGCGGTGTCGCCACGGAACAGGAGACGCTGGAAGAGCAGCTTGCCGAACGCAATGCCGCTGATGAACCGGGGCCCGTGGACCGGGCGGAAGAAGAGGCCGACGACGCGAACGCCCAGCAGGCGCGGCGCGAACGCACGGAGGCGGAGGTAGAGATGCTGGGGGAACGGGATGATGACGGCGTGTTTAACGGAGGGGTGAGCATTCGTATTGAGGACGGGGTACGCCAGGGTTTTATTGACAAGGACCGGCTGACGCTTTGCCCGGATGTTCCCCAGTTCAAGCAAGGGGCCGATGAAAAGACGGGGGTGGTGAACCGGATTGTGGGGACCTGGCAGCGCAACGCCGCGCCGATTTCCGTGTGGCGCCGGACTGATGGTTCCCTGCAGGTGATTTCCGGCAGGCACCGCCTGGACGCCTGCACGGATGCGGATATTAACTGCACGGTGTATGAAGAGGGGAAGCGGTTCGATTTGGACTGGGCCCGGAGGCACGACGTGGAGAACAATATCCGGGACGGCCAGGCGAGCGCATTTGAGATTGCCCGCTACGTTCGGGATTCCTCCCTGTCCATGGCGGAGGCCGTGGAGCGCGGGATTGCCAGGAAGGGAGCCTCCCTGAAAGGGGTGGAGCTGGGGCTTTATGCCAGCCAGGAGCTTTTGGATGCGCTGGGCAACGGGCTGGTTTCCCCGGATGACGCCTACCGCGTGGCCCTGGCGTTCCGCAATGATGCCGAGGTACAGCGTTCCGGGCTGGCCGTGCTGCTGGACGGCGGGAGCTGGCAGGAGGCTTATAATACTATGGCGGCCAAGGCGAACCTGGAAGCGATTGCCCGCCAGAATGCGGCCAACGGCATGGATATGGGCATGGACCTGTTCGGGAATACGGATAATGAAGAGCTTTACAAGCGCATCGGGAAGTACGCGGCGGAGAAGTACCGCGAGCTCGGCAAGGAGCTGACGGCGATTAACGGCGCTTCCCGGAATCCGAAGGTGGCCCGGAAGTACGGCGTGAATGTGAATGACGCGGCGGCGGTGCAGCAGGTGGTGAAGCGGTTGCAGGAGGAACGTTCCCGCTGGAAGAATTTTGCCGTGCATCCCGATTTGCTCAAGGAGGCCAATGACGCCGTGATGGTGGAGCTGGGGGTGAAGACGCAGGCACAGGTGGATCAGGAGAATGGCGTGCTTCCTTTGGAGGCACCAGAACAGGAGGCGGATTCCGACGATGCGGGGATGTTGCTGCTTTCCCAAGATGTGAACCGGATGCTGGAGGATTTTATAAAACGGGAGGAGGTTCATTTTTCCCTGGCCGGAGAGAATGAAGCATTGCTGGCTCCCAATGGAGAGCCATCCCATCTGACGCCGCAACAGTACCGACAGGTAAGGACGCCAGAGTTTAAGCGGTGGTTTGGGGATTGGGAGAAGGTAGCCCGGTTCAAGGCAGCCGTGGAGAAGATTATGTCTATGGATCCGGTGGCAGCCATTTCCGGCCAAGAGTTCCAGAAGGACGGCATCCCCCTGACCGAAAAGGTGACGAAGTTCTGGAAGGAGCGTTTTAACGGAGTAGCCATTTCTCCCGAACTTGGAGAGGTGAGGCTTGATCTTGAAGGCGTGAAGTCTTCCATTGGACACGGCATCGGTTCATTGAAGTCCGCGGCTTTTGCCTGCGTAGAAGACGTGATCCGGAACGGCGTTGTGTTTGACCGTCAGAAGAATTGGAAAGAACGCGGTTACGATACAGCGGTGATTGCCGCTCCCGTCACGATTAAGGGCGTGGAGTATGTTTGCGAGGTTGTTGTTGAGCAACGTACCAACAGACAGGGATTTTACCTGCATGAGGTGGAGATAAAGAAGAAGCTCGAAGACGTGTTCAAGACCTCCACTGAAGGAGGCACGCCCCAAGCTTCCAGAAGTATATTAGCCCTGCGAGCCGAAGATGTCAAGAGGGAGGAAGAGGGCATGTCCAAGGTGGTGGACGAGAACGGAGAGCCACTGGTGGTGTATCATGGCTCCCCGCATGTTTTTACCGTGTTTGACGTGGAGCGTTCCGGAGAGAATTTTAACCGGAGCCGGGAGGATGGAGGGTTGTTGTTTTTTTCTTCCCTGCCGGAGACGGCGGAAGATGTGCTTCATGATTTAGAGGGCCGTTTTCCGGGGACCGGGTTGGAGAGTGCGCGGCTGTACGCGTGTTTTATGAGGTTGAGGCGTCCGTTTACGCTGGATCTTGGCGATGCTTCACAGCGCCCGTTTTCCGGTGAGGGTGTGCCGGAGAGCGTGAAGGGTTCCCCGATGGCGTGGTATTTGTTTCCTCACGAGTTGAGGAGAGGGTTTGATGAGGGGAATGCTCATGGCGCAGGTTATGACGGTATTGTTTTGAAGGGCAGGAATGCTTATGACGGGAGTCCGGAGGTGTGGGGGATGGCTACGGATTCCCGGCAGGTGAAGAGCGCTGCCGATAACCGCGGGACGTTTGATTCAGAGAATCCGGATATTACGTTTTCTATTATTGGGGAGAAGGCAGAATCCTTCATGGAGTACCACAATAACGGACTTTCCTACACGGATCCGGCGGACGGGAAGCGGAAGGCGATTATTGATTCCCGCGGGGTGCGGTTGAGGAAGGAGCACGTCAGCGTGAGCGAAGGGGGGCATGTGAATGTTTCCCTGGCCGCGGCCCTGGATTTCCCGGAGTTGTTCCGGGCTTACCCGGAGCTGCGGAAGCTGAGGGTGGATTTTTACCGGGACAGCAGGAGCGGCACGGGAGGGTTTACCGATCCGCAGGAGCATTATATTGCCGTGAATGTGGCACGGGGCGGGAAGAACGCGGATGCCGGCATGGTGCTGGATACGATTCTGCACGAGGTACAGCATGTGATTCAGGGGTATGAGGGGTTTGCCCAGGGGGCCGGTCGCATGAGCCGGGATCAGGCGCTTGCTTATCTGGGCGAGAGCATGATCCAGCTGGCGGGCCGGGACGACGCCTGGGCGAAGGAGGCCCTGCCGCGCCTGGAACGGATGAGGCAGGAACTGGAGGCCGGGACGTTGCAGCCGGCGTTTGTGTATGTTTTTTCCCACGGGGAGCAGGAGGCGCGGCTTGCCGGGAGGTTTGAGAAGAATAGCGAGGGCGTGGTGATGAGCGGCCTGAACGGGTTCCGCCTGCTGGACGCTCCGCCGTTTTCGATTCCGCTGACGGGGGATATTACGGAGCTTGGCGGCATTACGTTCGGGGGCGGGAGGTTTGGCCGGATGGCCGACAGGGTTTTGGCTCCGAACGGGGATTGGCTTTACGATGAGATGGTGTTCAGGATGCGGGCCGCCGCGCAGCGGTCCGTGAGTAAGCTGAATCTGTTTGAGACCGGGGACCGGGAGCTCGGCCTTGAGCTGCTGGCGGAGGCGCAGGAGCTGATTTCCACGGTGGAGCGGTTTCTTCCCCATACGTACGGGTTCGGGCTGGAACCGTATAAGATTTGGCTGAATGTGTTTTCCCTGCTTTACGGGAATAGCGGGAAGATGGCGCCGGATGAGGCGCTTTCCAGCGCGTTGAGCGCGATTCCCATGGAGAAGTGGCCGGAGATTATGGCGGGAAGTGTGATGAAGCATTTCTGGGGGTATGTAAAACAGCATGAGACGCTGGGGCCCATGTGGGAGGGTAAGATGAAGGAGTTTGAGGAAGAGGCGAAATTTGCCGAAGCCGGGGAGAAGGCCGCGGAATTGGATAAGCGCCGGTGGGAGTTTTTTATAGCGAATGGCGCGGAGTTCCTGGAGAAGTACGGGCAGGTGAAGGTGTACCGCCTGATTAGCAAGTTCATGGCCCGCGTGGTGGAACAGATTGACCGTTACCGGAAGGACCGGACGCTGGGGCGCATCCGCCGCGTGGCGGCGTCCGTAGCTCCGCGGACGAATCCGAAGGGGAAGCCGCTGCGCGGGAAGATGGACGCGGAGAGTTACCGGAGGCTGGAGAGGTGCCTGCGCCTGCTGGAGATGACCGAGAGCCAGTACGATGAGTTTTTCCAGAAGAATTTTCCGGAGGATGCCGAAGAGGGGAAGAGGTGGGAGGATCTGGCCCCGGATGCGCTGGTGCTGGTGACGCTGCCCGACGCGGAAGGGAGGCTGGAAGAGGTGGCCGTAACGCAGCGGGAGTTGGAGGTTTACGCCTGTTATGAACGGATGGACGTGAATACTGCGGAGAAGTGCGGCGCGGCCCTTGGAGAATTGATTGCCACGTCCCGCCATGCCTGGGAGAACGCAGCGGAGAAGAAGAAGATGGAGGTTGCCGCCATGGCCGCCCCACTGCTGCAGGCCACCGGGGATTTGGATGATAGCAGGATGGCGACGTTCCGCCGGAAGGCGAGGCTGCGGGCTTTGCCGAAGAAGCCCCTTTCCCTGTTTGATTATCTGATGAATTTTAATCAGTATATGCAGGCGCTTTCTTCCGTGGAGCCGTTTGCCGGGATTGCCCGCCAGTTTGAGGAACGGGCGGCGCGGTTTAATGTGCAGCGGCAGGCGAGCGAGAAGGAGATGCTGCGTTTTGTGCACAATACCGTAGCGGAGATTGCGGGGTCCGCGGACCGGTATGATATTGCCGAGTGGATTTATGAGGGGCGCATGAAGGAGGATACGGGGATTTCCGTTGTGGAACGGGAACCGGATTGGAACAGGAAGGCCAACGCCCTGTACCGGGAACGCCTTCTTCATTTGCTGCGCCGGAAGGTGAAGTCCCACGGGCTGGAAGCGGTGCAGCTTTATTTGAGGGAGTTTAAGCTTTCCGAGGATTTGAAGAAGGAGGTGAACGCCCTGTTCGGGCACCGCCGCAAGGAGATTTCCGCCAAGCAGGCGAAGAAGGCATTGGAGCATATGGAGCGCGTGTTTACGCAGAAGGAGTGGGAGCGGTACGGGGACCAGAAGGTTTTTGTGAGGGAGCGGGCGGAGATGCTGCGTTCCAGGACGAAGTATGCCAAGGAGGGGTATCAGCCGAAGAGTTTCCGGCTGGATGGCCTGTCCCGGATGGAGGCGGCGTATCTGGTGCTGTTGTCCGAGCAGGCGGATTATACCGAGGCCCTGGCGGAACGCGGGTTTGACGCGGAGGTGATGGACCGGCTGCGCGGGTTTGCCGGGGATGAGGTGATGCGGTTTGCGTATGCTTTACGGGAGAAGCTGAATGAGCGAAGCGGACAGGTGCAGGAGATGACCGAGAGGCGCTACGGCACGCCGTTTCCGCTGACGGAGAATTATTTCCGGGCGTTTTTCGATGTGACGATGGAGGCGATTGATAAGTCGATTGCCGATGCGGCGTCTTACGGGGAAGCGGCCACGGGCGGGAAGTTCGGGTTGATTCACGCCCGCCGGAAGCATCAGGCTCACCTGGATTTGGAGATGGATGTTTGCACGGCGTTTATGGCGGCCATGACCGAGCAGGATCTTTACCTGTACGGCTCCGAGATCAGCCGTGATTTGCGGGCTTTGCTGAATTTTAAGGGTGAGGATGGCGAGGCGGGCCGGAGCCTGGAGGTGCTGCTGGGGCGGGATGCCGTGGGCAAGCTGATGGCCTGGGCGGATGCGTTTGACCGCGCCGGGGCGGAGAGTATTCGCGGGCACCTGGATATGAACCGCCTGATGAACCGGCTTTCCGGCGCGGCGGCGCGAGTGCTGCTGGCCGGGCGCGTGGGGACGCTGACCAAGCAGGCGACGACGGTGATTAACGCGATGTATGCTTCCGACGAGATTGGCCTTGCCGAGTGGCTGGGGGCCGTCCGCCGGTATCACGCCGGGAAGCTGGTGAAGCCTGTACGCGAGATAGAGGCCCTGCCGGAGCTGGACAGCCGCGACAAGACGCGGTTCAGCGCCACGCTGGCTGCCATGGGGGCCGATGAGGCCGGGCGCCGGGTGTCCCGCCTGGAACGCTGGAGCCGGGAGGGGATGGATTTGCTGGAACGGGTGGATATGAAGGGGAATGCGATTTCCGCGGCTATTTTGTACGATGCGGTTTACCGGAAGATGATGCGTGAGACGCCGGACGCTGCGGAGGCCGAGATTGACGCGGCCGCCATGGCGGAGGTGCGGCGCTCCCTGTCCCGCAAGGGTCAGCCGATGACGCAGCTGCAGAAGTCCCTGGCCGCGCAGCACCGGACCTGGATGCAGGCGGGGATGTTGTTCCTGGGCGGCGAGTCGATCAATACGATGGGCAATGTGTTTTCCCTGGCCCGCAGCGGGCAATGGGGGAAGGCCGGGTTGATGTGGGTTTCTCACGGGGTGGTGCTGGCCCTTCTGAATGGGCTGCTTAATTTCATGACCGATGACGAGAAGCGCCGCCGGAAGCGGGAGTGGTGGCACGCCCTGTTTGATGTGGCGATGGGGCCCGTGATGGGGATCCCTGTCGTGAGCGGGCTGGCTGGCGAGGGGGTGAGGCAGCTTGCGAAACTGTGCGGGTATCACGCTTTTATGCCGGGGAATAATTTGCTGGTGCCTTTTTCCAATGCGGCGGATATCGGGAAGGCGTTTTCCAACGCCTGGAAGGTGTTTGACGGCAAGGAACGGCCCTGGGAGGATGACGCCCTTTCTTTCCACGAGCTTTTACGTACTGCGGCGGCGGGGACGGTGGCGTTTTCTCCGCGGACGACCAAGGGGGGCGCCGCTGCGGTAGGGGCTGCCCTGACGATGGCAGCGTTGCTGAATGTGACGGAGTTTGCCCTTAAAACAGTCCGCAGCGTTCAGGAGAACGGATCGGATTGGGATAAGTGGGTTGGAAGATGAATCCGGTGAAGACGGTAGCGGATGTGATGGATTAAAGGCACATTCACTTGTGTCATCACATTAACATATCATAATGAATGTTTTATAAAAAATAATATGTTTTTTAGTTGCAGAAATAAAAGAATGATGTTCTAATCTTCTTGACGTCGGAGGTTTGTCCTTCCCGGACAAGCGTCTGCCTTATGGTAAGGCCGACGTCTATTTTTATACCCTTTTTCTGGGGGGATAAGAAATCCGCGTAACTCCAGATGATGTCTGTTTACGCACGCCTGAATGTTGTTTTTTAACAGGTCCCCCAATCCAGCGCAGGGTGTTATGAATTATACCGGAGTTGTCTTTCCACGAATAAAAGCAGTCTTCCAGTTGGGAGTAGAGTGGCATGATTGGAGAGAATTCCGCAACTCTCAATCCAATGATGGTAGTGACAATGTCTGCTATTTGGATACCTATGTTTTTAGCTTGAGATATGGCAAACATAGGTATTTCAAGAATAGAGGATCTCATCTGACTACCAGGAGCGCTTTTGACAAGGAAATTGGTAATGGCAGCTGCATTCCTGCCGTTCGTTCCATCATCCCGGTTGTCAATAATGATGATGGCTTTTCTCCCATAATGTTCCCGCTTCATATAGATGTTGATACGTTCACAGAGACTTTTGAATGTAGCATCAAGAACACCAGTGTCCTTGCAAGAAAAACTTTGCATGGCTTGGTCAAAACAGACACACCCAAATACCGTAATTTTACTTTTTTTCAAAAATTTGAGAATGGATTCAATGAGTTTGATGTTAGTTGAGCCTTCGGGGCGCATCTCGTGTTGTTTGAAGGAGTACCGGGATAAGAGATCTTTTCCCTTCAGTTCAGAGTTGTCCGCGTAGTCTTTTCCAAGATGTTGAAGTTTTAATTTATAAATGGCATTGGCAATTTTTGTGTAGTCTCCAATAGGGATAGCTACTCCACACATAGCTCCAAATTTATGTTTTTCTCCCCCTCTATCCAGTTCTCTAAATGTTTCATCCAAGAAAATCAACATACCAATTATTTATGTGTTTTATATACCTAAAGTCCCGACTTCCTAAAGGGGCGTCACATTCCTTTGCAAGGCGGCGACAACGGATGAAAAACTAAATGAAAAAGGGTACAACCTCAAGGAAATATTGCACAACTATTTTTGGAATATACTATATATTGTGGCATTATCCTTGATTTCAAGGAATATTTTTATTGTCTTGCGTGATTTTTCTGTCTAGTACTTGGCTTCATGTTCGTCCGACTGGTTGTCAAATACTTGAGGACTTGAGTTTTTGAGGATATAGGAATACCTTGGAGAAATGAAAGGTTTACTGATTGCCATTTGCGTTTTCCTGGGGCTGGCATTGTTGCCGATGCCCTACGGCTATTATATGTTCCTGCGGTTGGCTGTGTGTGCTTACGCCATATTTGTGTTTACCCAGGAGCAGAAGAAAGGGGTGTGTTTCGGGAGCGTATCCGCTGCCGCTATTGCTCTGCTTTACAATCCCGTCTTCCGGGTACATTTGGAGAAGGAGGTCTGGATGTGGGTGAATATAATAACCATATTATTATTCATCATTGTCTCGTTGCCATGGAGAGAGTTTGCAGAGACAAGAAGAGAACGAACAAGGAAACTTAAAGAGGAAGCAGAGAAAAGGAATGAGGAAAAATTTTATGGAGTGTATTATAAATATTTTAAAAGTAATTTGCTTCTTCCGAATTACTGTGTAAGATGTAAAGAAACTATAGACATATCTACAAGCAAAGATTTATTATGTCCTTCTTGTTATCAAAAAGTTCAAGAATTTATAGAGCAAGAAGAGAATGAATTTACGAAGACGGGAAATCTTCCCATGAAATTGAATTTCAAATGTAAACATTGTGGAGCGAAAGAAAGAACAAGATCGTTTACATTTGGATTTTGCAAACCATGTTATTGGTCTCTTTGCGAACTTGAGTCAATCGCGAAGAAAGATTTAAAAGGCTATGAGCGATATAAAAAAAACATGCTGGCTATAAAAAAAGCAAGAACGAATAAAGAAAAAATCTATTGGCGTCCAGCATGAAAATAATACTAACAGGAAACTCTACCAATTAGGTTAGCCATTCAGGAAAATTTTATATAACAGATAGTTTTTTTAATTTTTATTATTTTATATTTTATTATAACGATTATTACTGCACTATATCTGACAATAACTGTTATAAAATAATTACTACAAAAGACGGTTTACAAAACCGCATAAATACAACCCGCAATTGTTATAATAGGAGCAAACCAAACTAGTAGACCGCCAGCCAGATATGATGCTCTGTGACTAAATGTTCCATATAAAGCAATCCCTAATGATGTATCATAACATCCATACATTTGTTTAGTTGTTTGATAGATACCGTTTGAAATAGATAGAGCATAAGTCATGATTAGTAACATAATCGGAATAAGTTCTAGACCTGAATAAAAGTATATCGCTGCAACATAAAACGAACTGATATAAAGAAGTATACTAATACTTGCTATGAACACTTGAAGACCGGGAGCCTTTTGTCCAAATACATACGCATTGATAAGTTCCGGTATAGAGAGTATGAGATTCGCTATAGGCAACACAGCCAAGAGAATGAAGATGATAGCAGGTACATAGAGGCCGATGCAGAATGCCCAGATAAGTCCAACGAGTGAAATAGGGAGAAGAATAAGGATCATAGTTTTAAATTGCGCTGATTTTGTTTATTTTGCCCCGCCACAAATCTTGCAATTCACACCGCTGGGTGTATCGCTGGCTCGCCCTTTGCAAGCCCGGTAGTACCGGCAGTTTTTGTTATGGGTCTTGCCCGTTGAGCTGATCCAGTACGCTTTTTCTTCCGCTGCCGGTTTGGCTGCCGGTTTCCGGTGGTAGTGGTACTCCCCTGTTTTGCGGTTGTAGTGACCACCGTTGGCGTCCAAGCCGCCAGGGTGCGCCTCCGAGAATGAAGTGAGGGAAATAACAGCCAAAATGAGAGAGAATAGTTTCATGCGAATTCATAATACCATGAAATAAAGAGAGTTGTAAATAATTTGCTTAACTCTTTCAAAGGCATTACGAAAGGATTATTTCCAACATTTATTTACATGTTTCACCTGCAGTTTATCGTTGTTTGTTAGAGGGGGCCGTGGTATCGCCTTTTCCGTGAGGTTGCTGTTTTTCTTTTTAGCCAGCATTTGCATTTCTTATGGTGAAAGCTTTAGGGGCTTTGTCATCAATGTGATTAATGGCGATACAATTACTGTTTTGGAGAAGACTCCAGAACAAAAACAAGCTTACAGAGTTCGTTTGAAGGGAGTTGATGCTCCTGAAAAAGGGCAGTATGGCTACAGCGGGGCTAAATATTTTTTGGAGAAGTTGATATGGGGTGAAATGGTCACGGTTCAATATTCGGGGCGTGACAAGAACGGAGTTATTTTGGGGCTGGTATTGTATGGGGGGACGTTCGTGAATTATGAAATGGTCAAAGAGGGGTGGGCATGGTACGACAAAAAATATTTCGATAGCCGGGAGCTTGAGAGGTTTGAAGTTTCAGCGAAGAAGGCGCAGAAAGGATTATGGGCAGAGGCGAATGCGATTCCCCCTTGGGAATGGAGAGAAGGAGAGAGAGGTAAGGAGCCTTCCCAGGATAATAAAAAGATAGTTACTTATTGGATCAGCTCAACAGGTAAAACACACCTTCCCGGATGTCGGTATTATGGTGTGGGGATGGGAGCGTTTAATAATCTTGGAACGGCAGATTATTGCGGTCTGTGCTGGAAGATGCCCAAGGTGAAAGTCAGGAAGTCTGAACTGACTTATGATCCTTTTCCTGGGCCAGTAAAGACATCTCCTTCCCCTCGAAGATCATATTCGAGTGCCAGGCATAATTCCATCTATCATCATGTGTTTTCCCCAAGCACGAGTACCGATTCCAAAGGGCGCATTATTTACACGGGGCCGCGTGGAGGAAGATACTACATTAACAAGAACGGGAATAAGACGTATATCAAAAGAAAATAAAAGCCCCCTGGCCCGGAGGCCAAGGGGCGAAGCAAGTAATATAATGTAAACTTCATTAGGTTTATTTAAAGGCCTCTTTGATGTTTCTCGATAGGAGTGAAAATATTTTTTTTGTTTGAGTATCCAAGGATTTTTTAATGATAAGGGATTTCTTTTCTTGGTCAATGAAATGGAGTGTTCTTATTAGAGCCTCATAACTGGTATCTTTTTCCATTCCGAGTAGGTCTTTCAAGGAAGAGATTGTTTGGGAAGAGAACATTTCTTCCATTCTTCTCTTGCCTTCCGTTTTGGAGGGAGCAGGTAGAAGCAGAAATTTATGCGATTCTCCTTCACCAAAAGTTTTTTTAGCTCTTTCATATTCTTTTTCTCCTTCACGGTCATTGTCCCACAGAGCAACATAGTTAGCTCCCCAAGCAATGAGGTGTTGTATAGTGTCAACGATTGATGCAGCATTGGCTCCAGGTATCACGACTGCGTTTTCAGGAAGGTCACAGAATGATTTTATTGCATACAAATCGCTGATTCCCTCTACACAAATAATCGGATGATTTTTTATTTCAGATGTTTGAATGTGGGGTATTCTGAGAGCTTCGTAGAGTGGTTGTAAATGATCGGATTTTCTAGTAGCTGTTTTTTTCTTTGTAATTGGAATGGCTTGGATGGCACTCGTATTGCTTTCCTTATCTACAATTAAAATGTTGTTTGAAGGGATGTATTTAATATCAAGCAGTGAACTTGAGTGTGTACTGTAGATTACAACACCTTCTTTTTCTGATATTTCTTTTAATTTTTTACATAAAAGAGCCTGAACGGATACATGTAAATACGATCCGGGTTCATCTAAGAGAAATATTGTTTCCCTTTCTTGTTTAAAGGGTTTAGAATTGAAAAGGGTTTTCATGATGAAGTTGTAATGCCATATAAATCCCTTACTCCTATCACTCAGATCAAAATAGTTATCGTTATCTTGCACTCTATCATTAATCTGAATTTTTATTCCCTGCTCAGTTGGTGTATTTTTGACTCTCAATTCAATTTTAAATAGGTCTTTTGCGTTTTCAGAGAATCTCAACCATTCATCTGTTATTCTTTGGTTGATATGGGATGCAATCCTTGACAATACGGTTTGTTGTCTTCGCTCGTCAACCTCAAAGATATTGTTGAATGGCTCTTCTACTCCAGCTTCTTTCGCTATTCTTTTGAATATTTCTTTCCATTCAAAGTTTCCTGACTGGGAATTACTTTTAAAGTCAATGAATGATGGAGGGCGATCATTGAAGTCATCACTATAAATAATGGCAGGACAATTCTGAATAATGCAGGAACATATATTTGATGTTATTTCTTCATCATAAGGCTTCTCTTCTTCTTCCGACGGCTCATAAAAGTTTAATGAAGATATATAGTGAGATTTACCGTTAAGTATTCTCGTTATTGTGATTTGTCCGTCTGTTTCCACGAAATCATCTTGTATTTCTAATCCACTGTCAGCTTTCATTTCTTCATACACAAGATCAAGTTCTTCCCTTGTGCATTCAATAACAGCAGTTATTTCCGTGGGGCCATTGTCTGATGGTTCATATAGATTAAAACGATTGCTGATGTGGCTTCCTTCATAAAGGTCATCGTTTTCTTCGTCAAAGCAGAAAATTGCTTGTAAAATTGTTGTTTTACCGCATTCATTGATTCCGATTAATGGAATAAGACGTGGAGAAAGATCAATCGTAAGTTCTTTGGAAATAGCCTTATAATTTTTTATTTTGAAATTTTTGTATCTCATAGAATGATAATAAGTGTATTTTAGTTATGATGTATACTGTTTTTTGATGGGGGGAAGTTATGCCTTCTTCCAGCGTTCCAGCGTCTCCACGTACACGCCGGAGATTTTTCCTCCGTCCATGGGTTCGATGTCTCCGAAGTTGGGGTTGATGGGATGGAGGGTGTATTCCATTTTGCCGGTTTCCGGGTTTTTCCTGCGAACCAGTTTTTTGAGCGTCACGCCGCGTTCATCATGGTATTGAACAATGGTTCCGGGTTTGGGGATGGGGGGGATAGTGTATTTTTTCATGATGACCACGGAGCCGTCCGGAATGGAAGGTTCCATAGAGTGACCGTTCACGCGCAGCAAGTATTCCCCTTTTTCCAGTTCACGGTATAGCCGGATGTCCTGCGGAATGGTGTCTCCATCCGCCAGGTTGCCGGCGGCAATGTTGCCGATGATTCGTCCCTGAGCCTCCAAAGGAGGGGTTGTGAATGTTTCTACCGGGGTAAACTGCTGGCTGGGAGCTTCTGCTTTCCTTTTCTGATGTGCCTTGGCTGTGACTTGAAGGATATGGGAAACCATATCCTCTATAGTTTTTTTTGCTTCATCCGCCATGGCGCGAAGTTGCTTTTCAAAGTCTGGCGGAAGCTCAAACTCAATTTCTTCCTCTCCTGACATCAGCTTTTCAATGAGGGCGAGCTTGGCGGGAGGAATAGGATTCCCAGATGACAACCATCCATCAACAGACCGTTTGCTGACCAGTGTTTTTTCAGCTAACCACGCACGGTCTTTCCCTATCTCTTTGAGCCACATTTTGATGTCTTTTGCCTTGAGCATAGGAACATTATGTACGCATTTTGCGTATTTGTCAACCCATATCTGAATAGTTATATTTCAAAAATTAGTATTTTATTATTGACTGCAATGCGCAAAATTGACATTTTGAGATTATCAACAGCACGCAAGACGCGAATATGATCATCAACCTGAAAAAAGAAACGCAAGAAGTGCGGGAGTGGTTCCGGGAGGCGCAGGCCGCTACAGGCTTGAGCGGCCGGGCTCTCGTTATCGGCGCCATCATGGATTTCCGCCAGAAGGCAAAAGACCGTAGTCCACAACCTCGGAAAAAGAACTCCGAACCCAAGAAGCCGGCAGCATGAAGTACGGTCCCATCGAAGCAATCCTGGCTACTCCTGCAATGAAAGAAGAGTTGCAACAAAAAGGACGTATAGAAGTGCTCTGCTCCGAAGGGTTTCAAACACTTAGAGCAGGAAAAGCGCAAACTCCATTCTGGATGGATGGAATCTATGTGCGGGCTATTGCCTGTAATGAGCGAGCTACGGTAGTTCTACTGGAGGAGGAGTGTGTTTCCGTTCCTTCGGCTGGTAGCGATGTTGGAACAAAAAGTGTTCCCCAACAGTAGATTTAATTTCAATAGTTTCCAGATGGTTAACAATTTCATGGAACTGTTCATGCGAAATGTAGATCGGGTAGTCATGGTCGGTAGTGATGATGTAGCAACAGCCCACATATCCTTCAATTGCGATAATATGATCAATATTGACATAACAGAATACTCCGGGTTTTCCATCGGAATACCTGCCACCATTAAGACCTTCCTGTAGTTTTATGAATTTAGGCATAACAGAATAGTAGCCTCACAGCTTTTATCTTCAAGAATAATGAGCCGGAATGCGCATGAATTTAGGCAATACGAGCACATTCAAAGCCAAGGCGTTACATTGGCAGGCTCTCCATTTTTATTTAAGTAATAACAATCAATATTAATCACTAACAAATAACCAATGATGAACTGGACTGAATTTATTGTTGTGACGCTGCTTAACCTGGCAGGCTACCTGTCCGCGTTGATGCTTGGTATCAGCCTGGGAGAGAAACACATCATTCGCCAGGTGAACAGAACCCTGGATCAGATGAGAAAGGAGCGGGCATGATTATCGAATACGACGACGAAGACCGGTGCATCCGGGTGAATGGCGAATACGTCGCCATCCGAGAAGCGGAGGGGCTCAAGGACGAGCTGGAATTAGCGATTGACCAGTGGGAGGTGGATCACGCCGAGCAGTGCGATAACCCCGACGGACACTACGACGACTGAACCATGGAAGAAGCCCTGATCGAAGAATTGAAGCTGCTCGGCTGGCACGAGCTTTAACTAATCGCCCGGCCCAGGTGGGGCCTAAAAACCAAAATACACAAATCGGTAGATAAGAATAATACGGTCTGGCAGGCGCGGGACATACCCGTCCGGGCGGCCATTTTAATTAACCGAACATGAACACGAATGAAAAAACGTTGAAGAGTCTGGCGGAGGCCCTGGAAACCATAGCCAGGGTTCTTAAGGAGGCTGCTTCTTCTCCTGTTCCTTCCTCCCCGGAGGCGGCGAGCGTGGGATTATTGCCTGATTCCGACGAGGCGCAGGCGATTGCCGCCTTCCGCGGCAAGGTAGTTGTCACTTTGGATGACGTAAGGTTCATGACGGGCTGGGGAAGAGAGCGCATTCTTGCCCTTGTCCAGGATGGCAGCATTCAGGCGTTGCCCGGAACAGGAAGCGCCGGATGCCCCTATGAGTTCCCTGCCCTGTCTGTATGGCGCTATATCCACCAGCAGGATCATGCACAGAAGCCTCAAGTGAATGGAGTGGATATGAATATTCTTCCCCCGCGCAGAAGAAGAAAGGGGGCTGCGGCATGAATACCTTTTTCAAGTTCTTGGGGGCCTGCTCCTTTGGTCTTTCCGCTGCGTGCCTGTTTTGGCTGGCGGTGGAGCTGGATAACGCCGAGCTGCAGGTCGGCAAGAGCCCGCATTCCGGGTTTACGCCGGATTGCCCGATTCCTTTTGACGGCTTGGAAAAACCGTCCCGCCCTCACGGTATGAGGAAACAATGAGTTGGCCGGGGTCAGTTGGCCCTGACTCCCGGCCTGTTACAAATGCAACCTACAAAATTACAATAAGTAACGAGTTATGAATACACCAAGTGAAGCCACACGGCAAGAGAAAGTAATGGATCCCTCCAAGTCCACCGAGCTGGCCGTCAGCCTGGACAATCTGGCCCTGGAAGCCCAGCAGGCATTGAGCTGCAAGGGCAGCTTTGAAAAGGCCATCAACATGGGCATTGCCATGAACCGGCTGCGCGACGCCCTGACTCCCCCCATCATGGAATCCATCATGAAGCTGAAAGGCTCCCAGCTCGGCTTCCGCACGGACGAGTGCGCTGCGACACAATACAAAGAAGGCGTGACCTATGGCGTGGATGCGGTCAGGGAATGCCTGATTGTGGCCACCTGCATGGGCCTTTCTCCGGTAGGTAATCAGTGGAATATCCTTGCCGGGCGCACGTATGTGACCAAGGAAGGCATGACCTACCTGTTGAAGAACCTGGAAGGCCTGACCAATTTGAAGATGGTTTACCATCCCGCCGAAATCAAAGAGTCTTCCACTTCCGGCATCAGCAAGAGCGGGAAGGAGTACCAGAAGATTGAGCGGGAAGGTTTGGTGAGGGTCGATATGAGCTGGGAGTTCAAGGGAGTCCCGGATTCCGAAACTCTTGAGTTCTGTATCCGTGTAAATAACGGCATGAGCCAGGATGCCATTATTGGCAAGGCCGAGCGGAAGGCCAAGGCATGGCTTTATTCCCACCTGACCGACACGATTATTTCCGACGGCGAAGTGGAAGACGGACGGGAAATGCGGAATGCTACTCCGGAAGCCGGAACGCAGAAGCCGAAGGCCGGCAATCCTCTTGCGGGCGCCGCTGTACCTCCGCCAGTGGCGGCGGCAGCCAGGCAGGAAGAAAAGCCCCTTGAACCGGAAGTGGTTTCTTCGCCCACTCCTACTGATGATTTGAAGCTGGAGCCGGAATCTGCCGTGAGCGTGGCAGACCTGGAAAAACTGCTGCGAGACCACGGCGTGACGATGCCCCAGGTAGTGAATTTCTGCCGGGGCCGGCAGATTTATTACGTGCAGGGAGCCAGCCGGGAAGAGACGTTCCCGCCCAAGACGCTGGAGTGGCTGGTGGCGAATTTCAATCAGGTGGTTGCCTGGGTGGGGGCCTCCGGGAAGTAAGCATGCAGGATAGCAAGGATCTTTAGCTATGAATGTTTTAGATTTATCGGGCTTTGCGACTTTCGGCGAGGCTTGTGGCCGGGTGGATAATCCGCAGGCGTACCACGATTCCAAGAAGGGGATTCCTCACTGTGTCTCCAAGTCCATGCTGACGGATTTCGCCCGGAATCCCTATAAATGGAAGTATCGGCAGGATGAAGGGATTGAGAAGGTTTCCCAGGGGTTCCGGTTTGGTTCCCTGGTGGATTGTCTGGCCCTGACGCCGGATCAGTTCCAGAGTCAGTATCTCGTGGAAGAGTGGCTGCCGGGGGTGAATAAGAACGGCTCCGTGTCCAAGACGAAGCAGGACGACGGGCAAGCAGCCCGCTGGGCGGCGTTTGCCGACCGTGGGGGAGCCGTGCTGACGCCGGAGGAGTACGCCGAAGCGCAGAAGGCCGTGGGGATTTTCAATAATTACCTGCGAACCGAACATGGGCTGGTGCTGGGGGATTCGTTTGATTCCCAGGTGGCGATGTATAAGACGCTGCTCATTGAGTACGCACCGGACAAGCCTCCGGTTCCGATTACGATTACGGGGATGATTGATATCCTGCCTCACGATGAAGAGATGCCGATTATTGATATGAAGACGACTTCCACGCCCGTGGAGGATTCCGGTCTGATTGACCGGGATATGGCCCGCTACGGGTACGGCTGGCAGGCTGCCTTGTATTGCGATCTGTATGAAGCGATTTTCGGGATACGCCGGAATTTCATGTTTGTGTTCATGGAGTCGGCAGCTCCTTACTGCATTTCCGAGGTGCGGATGGATCAGGAGGCCCTGGAGCATTACCGGGGGCAGTATATGGCCGCCCTGCGCCAGTACGCCGAGTGCGTGGCGACGGGGATTTATCCGGGGGCTGTGGCCTTGCCGCGGTATTTCCGCATTCCGCGCTGGGAACTTAAAAAGGGATGGGAAGGAGGTGCGGCATGATGACCACGCTGACCATTACCTTGCCCCACACTCCCCGGTGTTTGTCCCCCAATGCGAAGGCCCCTCTCACGCAGAGGGGGGCCATTGTGGCCGGTTACAAGAAGACGGCTGCCAAGAGCCGCGCCCGGAATATAGCCTGGGGCAGGACTTGTGAAGCCCTGAATGGCCGGAGGATGCAACCGACGCATTACCGGGTGGTCTGGTTTTTCAAGGGACCGAAGCCGGACGCGGATAATTGCCTGGCGCGCTGCAAGGCGTATCTGGACGGCGCCTGCAAGGCTATGGGGATTGACGACAGGACGCTGGATTGCGCCGGGATTGAGCGGATTCACGACTTGGGACGCGCCGGACAAGTGGAAATCGTGTTTGAGAGGAGGGACGATGAAAACGCCTAAATGCCCTCTTTGCGGCACACCTTTGAAAGCCATACGAGGATATGATGTCCATGGGATAACAACCGATTGGGTTGCTGGTTGCTACAACTGCTTCTTCCAGAGTTCCCATTTTTGGAAAACCAAGAAGGCATGTATTGAAGATATGGATAGGCTTGTTTCTTTGTTTCCTCCCATCATGAGGGTTTGGCCGGGGGACAAGTTGCAAGTAGAGGATGGAAGCATTTGTGAAGTGATAAACGTTAATAAAAATCTAGCAATGATGGACGTGAGGAGAGGTGAAGGAAGACCAGTATTCACGATTGCAGATACTCATGTCATTAGATGGCCTTGGGAACTCGAACAGGAGGGAGGGGCGGAGCAATGATTAACATCCTCTTATCCGTCAGGCAGCCTTTCTCCAGAAAAATTCTGTCCGGCGAAAAGAGATGGGAGTTGCGGAAAAACGTACCGCGCTTAAAAAAAGGCGACTCCGTAACGCTGTGGCTCTACGAGTCCGGGAAAGACGGGAAACGGGTCATTATCGGTAAGTGCCTGATGCTCTTCTGTGTACGCATGCTTTACATGCCATCCGGGCAAGCCTTGGATCTATTGATCAGAGACGCCTGCGTGACGGAAGAACATATCCGCGCCTATCTCCCCTGCTACGCCTGGGGAGTCCAGGACCCCGTGAGGCTCCCCGCCGCCGTGCCGCTCTCTGTCATCGGCCTGACTCGCCCGCCGCAGTCGTGGCAGTACATTACTGACAAGCAAGCCGACATCTTAGAAAGGAGGCTCGCATGAAGCTGACGCCTGAACAGAAAGCTTTTTACGAGTACGTAGGCGCATGGGAAACAACTGTTGTTATCCATACCTTCATCCGTAGCCTTTTGAAAGATAAAGGCTATCAACTCTCCCCCGAATTGTTGCATCATTACCGCGACGAGAAGTCACATTATGGGGCAGTTTTGCGCGAAGCGTGGAAATGGCGGCGCAATTTCCGGGCGTGGCAGGTTAAAGAGAGATACTGCGGTAACTGCAAATATTCAGACTATTCTGAATGGGATGTGCCATGTTGCGAATGCTCTCATACCAACTTCCCAGAAAGCATAGACCGGTGGGAGCCGAGAAAGGAGGGGGAGTGAAAGCCATTCTTGACGCCTGCTGCGGCTCCCGCATGTTCTGGTTTGACCGCCGCCATCCTGACGTGGTGTTCATGGATCGCCGGGAGGAAACGCACACGCTTTGCGACGGGCGAACCCTGGAAATCAAGCCGGACTTGGTCGGAGACTTCCGGGAGATGCCTTTCAACGACGGGGCTTTTCGCCTTGTCGTGTTCGACCCTCCCCACCTGATTCACGCCGGGGAATCGTCCTGGCTGGCTAAGAAGTACGGGAAGCTGGACCGGAAGACATGGAGGGATGATTTGAAGGCCGGATTCCGGGAGTGTTTCCGGGTTTTGGAACCGGGCGGCGTTCTGGTGTTCAAGTGGTGCGAGGATCAGGTTTCAACCGCGGAAGTGCTGAAACTGGCCAGCCATGAACCTTTGTTCGGGCACCGCCGCGGGAAGACCGTCTTCCTCGTTTTTATGAAACCCTCCATATTTAGCATCCAGGCCGCGGAGAGGAAGAAAAATGAAAATTGAAATTATGCTTAAAGGGTATGGAATACATCAATATACCACTCTACGTTATCCGCTCTAATGAGTACATAGGCGCTGATCCCACCCAGCGGGCTACGTGGCTTTCTTTGATCGCCTGGTCTTGTGACCAGGAGAATATGGGGCGGATTGCCGGGGCACGGTCCTGGGGAGACCGCCGCTGGATGCAGTCTTGCGGGGTCATGGCTTCCGAGGTGGCCGAGTCCTGCGGCCTTTTCCGTTGGGATGGAGATGATTTAATTGTCACCTTCTACCCGGAAGATGCCCAGCGAGAAATTGAGCGCAAAAGGGAAATCGCGCGCGCCAACGGACGGAAGGGAGGCCGGAAACCAACGCCGGAACCTATACCGGAAACCAACGTTGGTTCCGACGTAGGAACCCAACCTTGGATAGCAAATGAAGCTTCGTTGGAAAGCGAAAAGAAAGGAAAAGAAAAGAAAGGGAATAGAGAGGGAGAAATTACTACGGTGGACAGTACACCGGGGGAAGAAGCGCCCGCTGCTCCTGTGCTGCCTGCCCAGTCTTTCCCGAACCGGGAACGC